TGAACGAGCATCGGCACGGTCGACCACAAGAACAATACGCAGTCGTCAGCGGCGATGGTGGGCACGCCGCGCGATTTGATGATCTCGAGCGCGGAGGTCTCATAGTGATTGTCAGCGGCGCGATCCATGCCGCTCTCGCGGCTGTAGGGTTCGAAGCGCCATTCCGGGTCGGCGTAGATGACGCCGAAGCGCTTATCGGGCAACGCCAGGATCCGACCCGCCGTCGCGCGCTCGCGCTCATCGCGGCGCTCCTGCTTTTCGGCAAGCCCCTGAGCCTTGCCGACGACGAGCCGCGCGGCCCGCTCGCCGGAGAGCAGTGGCCCATTTGAGCCACTTTGACCGTTCTTTCCCTTCGCTGCCGGTGGCCCATTTGAGCCACCTTGGTCGCGGTCGACCGTGCTTCGACCGACGTTCAGGGCCTTCGCGATCTTGCGGTTGCTGAGCGGCTTCTTCGGGTCCGCCGTCTTGAAAAGCGCGACCAGCTCCTTGCGTTGCTCAGCTGCAGCCTTCATCGCGCTGTCGAATCGGATCGAGGCGGCGAACGCCTCAACGGTGTCGAAGCCACACTGACGCCAACACTCGTCTTTGAGCAGCGACTTGATCTTGTCGAAGCCGAGGGCGAACGAGTAACCGGCGATGTGGATGAAGGCTTGCGCTTCGCCGAGCGTGCCGCTCGCTCGGCGAAGCTCGCTGAGAACGGCTTTCTGGATCATCGCAGAATGTCCTTCAGCTTGAGGAGGATGACATCAAATTCGCCGCCGTCGCCGCCACCGAGGCGATAGGCGCCACGCCTGAAGGCCTCGCGGCATAAGGCCTTCAGGCGTTCGATGGGAAACATCAGATAGACGAGCGTCGCGCCGTCGCGCTTCAGCTCGTGTACCCACACGTCAGCTTCGGTGATCGCGATGCCCGACGGTCGGCCGCGCTGCCGGAACTCGATGCAGATGTTGCCGGTCTGCTCCCACTGCCAGCTCTCCGACTTTAGCTCGATGCGCTCGATCTTCGCGCCCGCGAAAATCTCGGCCAAGCGACGCTCGTCGATCAAGGCCTGCGACAACTGCAGATCGAATTTCTTGTCACGGTTGATAACGATGTCGCTCATGCCGCGACGTTCACGTTGACGCGCAAGGCTTTCCAGGCGCGCAGGACGGCGAGCGCCGTCTCGATGCTGTCCGCCGTCTCGTAGGGATAGCCGTGTGAGTGGCAGTAGATGGCGAAGTCGAGCTGCTCGTCGCTCAAGCGTCCGCGCGCGAGCCGCTTGAGTTCGAGGAAGCACGGGCCCAGGCCCATCGGGCGGAGCAGGATGAGGTCGGGCCAGCCAGGCTGCAGGCCCATGCGCTTGAGACGCTCGCTCGCTTTCGTCGGTCGTTCCTCTCCAGCCGGGAAATGCGACCAGCGCCAACCGGGCGCGATCCAGCGCCGGAGCGCGTCGGCGACGGAGCAGGCGAGCTGGAACTCGGTCGCGGAGCGCTGGTGCTCGACGGCGCGCACGCGCCGCGTGAACAGGTCGATCTGCCCGAGGCGTTGGCGCGGGCGCGCCACGTCACGCGACCTCGCTGCGGACCTCGACGCGCGCCTTGCGCCGTCGCGACGGCGGATCGGTCATCTGCCACAACCACGACGGCGCGCTGAGGCCCTTCGCGTCGAGCGCCTCGGTGAGCCTGACGAAAGTGTTCGGCGGAAAGTACTGGCGACCATGCCAGTTCGAGACGGCGTTCTTGCGCCGTCCGGTGAGGCGCGCCACGGCGACCGTGCCTCCGAGCGCGGCGATGACCGCCGAGGTTGTGAGCAGCGACTCTGATGCCATGGACGGCGAACCTAGGTCACACGAGTTGAGCTTGTCAAATTGGCTGTTGACGGTGAGCGGCGCCTGCTTGCCTGTTCATTTTTTGTGACCTATGTCTATAATCGCGGTTTCGCTTCTGGAGGACTACGAAATGCGAAGGACCGTCACCATCAAGCTCGGCGTCTGGTACGACGCGGACGAGCAGCGGATCAAGCTCACGAGCCGCGACTTCATCAGCAGCGTCGACCTGAACCCGGCGAGCACGCGGCATCATCCGCATCTCTTGCGCAAGCTCGCGCGCCTGCTGCGCGCGAACGGAGCTCCGGCGCCGGAGGTCGCGCCGTGATCGCGCTCAACGTCACGGAGCAGCGAGCGCTCGACCTCCTGCTCTCCGGCCTCGATAACCGCAGCTTGGCGACGCGACTCGGCGTCGACTACAACGAGGTCGTGCGCATGGTTCAAGCGCTGTTCGCCAAGGTCGGCGTGAACAACCGGACCGCGCTCGCCGTCTGGTGGTGGGAGCAGCGTCACGGGAGGTCGCGATGACGCACGAGATCGCCACCACCCGCGGATTGACCATCAGGATCGGCACGACGACGCGTGGTTGCGGCAGCTGCTCGCTCTGCTGCCGCCTGCTGCCGGTGAAGTCGCTCGGCAAGGCCGACGGCGTTCGCTGCCGCCACCAGCGCCACAACGAGAAGGGTTGCTGCCGCGTCTACGCGGACCTGCGGCGCGTCTCGCGCGACTGTCACCTGTGGTCGTGCCGCTGGCTCGTCGACGACGACACGCACGATCTGCCGCGTCCCGACCGCTCGCACCTCGTCATCGACATCGTTCCAGACTTCGTCACCTTGCAGGAGAACGAGACCGGCAAGCTGACGCACATCGAAGTCGTGCAGGTGTGGATGGACCCGGCTTATCCCGACGCGCACCGCGAGCCGCGCTTCCGCGCCTACGTCGAGCGGCGCGCGGCGGAAGGCGTGATGACGCTGATCCGCACGAGCGCGCGCGACGGCTTCGCGCTCGCCGCTCCGGCGCTCTCGACCGATCATCAGTGGCACGAGGTCGCGAGCAACACCTTGAACCGTCCCGAGCACAGCGCCGAGGAGATCGCGGCGGTGCTCGGCGCGCCGGAGCGCGAGCGATGAAGCTGCTCCGCCGCGACCGCTTCCTCGACGGCGTCACGCTGCGCGGTCGCCTCGTCTACTACGCGGCGACGGCGCTCGGCTATCTGCTCTCGGCGCTGATCATGCTCGTGCTGATCCCGGCGCTGTGGGTGTGGCAATTCTATCATTGGCTCAAGCGGAAGGAGACGTGATGCGCATCTTCAAGGGACTGCTGATGATGGCAGCGGGCGTGCTCGTCATCCCGATCATCGACTGGTTCGAGGACCTCAAGGACAAGGAGCGCCTGCGCGTCGTCAACGAGCGGCGCGAGGCGCGAGGCGAGGCGCCTTTCGCGACGCTGTGGGAATACCATCGCGCGGTGTTCCGCGCGAAGAACAGGATCGAGCCATGAGCGAGCGACCGCGCCACCGCGTCGAGGCTGACGGCTTCGATCCCGTGACGGGCGGCTTCCAGCACGTCATCGTCGACGGCGAGCGCTTCTCGGCGAACGAGGTCGGTAGCTGGCGCCTGCGCATCCGGCGCCTCAAGCGCCAGCGCGACGCGGCGGAGAAGGTCGCGCGCGACTTGCGCGACGACCGCGACCACGCGCTCGCGCTGCTCGCCGCGACGCTGCGCGACGACGAGATCACGGAATCGGACGGGGTGAGACCTCCGGTCCGAGAAGGCGCGCCGGTCCCGGTACTCCAGCGGGACCGGCGCCCGATCTAATTGCGCCGCTCTCATTCGGCGGCGCGATGGACCTCCTGGCCGCATTCTCCCTCGCTGTTGCGGCCAGGGGGCAACCTTTCGAGGAGGAGAGAAGCGATGAACGACAAGACGCTCACGAACGGCGGCGATTTACCTGCCGTGTCGAATCCGATCACGCCTGCCGCGATGCTCTCGATGGCGCTCGCGCGCGGCGACTCCATCGAGACGTTGCGCGAGCTGATGGCGCTCCAACGCGAGTGGCTCGCGGACCAAGCGCGGCGCGCCTTCGAGGCGGCGATGGCGGCGGCGGCTGGCGAGCTGCCGCCGATCCTGAAGAGCAAGACGGTCGACTTCACGAGCGCGAAGGGCCGCACGCGCTATCGCCACGAGGGCCTCGACGACGTGGTCGAGGCGGTTCGTCCGGTCCTCGCCAAGCACGGCCTGAACTTCCGCTTCCGCGTCGTCGAGGACAACGACCGGCTGATCGTGACCTGCCGCGTCATGCACGAGGCGGGCCACGGCGAGGAGTGCTCGCTCTCCGCGCCGCGCGACGAGAGCGGCCAGAAGAACTACATCCAGAGCAAGGGCTCGACGATCACTTACCTGCAGCGCTACACGCTCAAGGCCGCGCTCGGCCTCGCCGCCTCCGCCGACGACGACGGCAAGGCAGCGACGGCGGACCTGATCAGCGACGAGCAGGCGGCGCAGATCGCGGCACTCGTCGGCGCGCTCGCCGATCAGACGGCGCTCTCGAAGGTCCTGCGTTTCGCCCAAGTCGACGCGCTTCCCAAGATCAAGGCGCAAGACTTTCAGCGCGTCCTCGGCTGGCTGCGCGCCAAGAAGCAGAGCGAGAGCGAGCCGTCGCGGGAGACGGCGCCGTGAACGGCGTGCTCGTCCGCGTCGCGCTCGACGAGGAAGCCTTCCGCGACCTCGTCGCTGGCAAGATCGTGCACGCGCCGACCGACAAGGGAGCGGTCGAGTTCATCCTCTCGGACATCGGCTGGTCGCGCATGTTCGTCGCCATCGACGACGCCATGCGCGCGCAGCGAGACGTCAGCCTCGATCCGCACGACGCGGGCGGCAGAGCCGAGCCGAAGTGAGGGAACCATGATCATCGTCGACGTCATTCAAGGCTCGCCGGAATGGATCGAGGCGCGGCGCGGCCTCGCGACCTCGTCACGCGCCGCCGACGTGCTCGCGACGCGCAAGGACGGCAGGCCGTCCGCGTCGCGCGCCAACTACGCGGCGCAGCTCGTCCGCGAGCGCGTCACGGGCCGCGTCGAATCGAGCTACGTGAGCGCCGACATGCAATGGGGCACGGAGCACCAGGACGACGCGGCGCGGCTTTACGAG